TACAAACTTCATACAAAGTAGAGGTATATACATGAGTGTAATTTTCTTGTTTACCATCTTTGGTATAAGATCTGTTTTGCTCTCTATCATCATAAAACTGACGAAAGTCTCTATCCATATCTGAAACTAAATGGTCTTCAGGAGTTAAAATTTTATTTAACTCAGCTTTTTCATACTCAGTGCCTAATTTTTCTATCAAATCATCTAAACCACGAAATGATGGAGATGCACCAGGTTTTCTGTTTCTCAGAACACTCAAGACTCCCTCTAGAGCTCTTATTCTTTTGTTCATCTCATCTTTTGTCTCATGAAAGAAATAACTATTGTTTTTAACAGCAGATGCCTTAAAAGTAGCTATATCTTCCCATTTTCTCTTCTCCATAACCTTCATAAGTGTGGATCTAAACCAACCATCAAAAGAGCCATTCTTCTTGCTAATGTAGTCTCTAATGGATTTACCACACATAATAACATAACTTGGAGAAAATCGATGCCCACCTGTCTTTATGGGATCTCTCCATCCTATATCTTTTTCTTCATCTTGTTCAAGTTTCAACTCTTCAATACCAATTTTCTCAAAAATCTTATAATTTCCTTGATGCTCATCTCCTTCATCTTTGTTCCGTAAAACTCCAAGATATGAACAATATAACACCTTAGAATATGAGTCTAACTCATCTAACGTTATCCAGCTAACAATGTTTCGAAAACTATCTGAAGCCTTTTCGCCTAATTCCTTATTATGATCGTCAATTGAACTACTTGTGCTTGACTTAGGTTCATTATATTTCATAAGTAATGCAGCATAAATTATTCGTTTCATTATGAATAATGTAAATCTTGACCTAGGATAAGGAGAGAATTTCTCACATATTTTCATACCATTTTTGTCAAACAAACTTTCAGAAGTACATTCCATGTACATATATCTTGATAACAAAGCCACTTCAGCAGATTTTGCTTTTGTCTCAAAATAAAATAACATTGAACCAACTGTATGTCTCTTAGCAATTTCAATTCTTTGCTCACGATTTTGATCATTCAAAATAGACATTGAAAGTTCCACCCAATGAGTCCATATAGCTGCCATTGATTCTCTAGGAAAAAGAAGATGAGAAATTCTATTCCTATTTAACGAGCAAAAATTAGTCATCACATACTTTTCATTGTATGGAATAGTTTTCTGGAATATCCTGCCCCATTTATCAGATTCTACACAGTCTCTGGGCATCATTATTGAATAAAAAATTTGTCTATCAGGTCTAGTGGGTTTAATAAGTAAAAAACAATCTAAATCACCTATCTTCTTAATTATTAATTCATCAACAGCGCAATATTGAGTTAAAGAAATATTTATTTCTTCAATAATTTTACCGATATTATTACAAAAAACTCCTATTCTTGTTCTTCCAAAATAATCTAACTCTTCTTTTGTCTTGTCATAAAAGTTTCCTGTTTTTCCTGGAAGATCCATCAGTGATTGGATATATAATTTGAATATTTCTTCGTCAATAAATTCTTTATCAGAAGATTTTTGATACCACCAGTGTATGTCAGATACGCACTCATGTATATCACTTGTTGGAGTTTCAAAATCAAATGGAACTTTACTTTTCTTTTTCTTTTCTTCAACTTTTGGATTGTTTTTAAATGCCTTGCCTTGGAAGCCTCTTTTAGCAAATTTTATTCTGTCATCATAAGGTATTTCAACTTCAACACGAGAATTGTGATTTCTTTCTTGAGCAGCAGTCTTCAAATTATGTGCTTGTTCAGTACTTTCGAAGTCTAAGGTATCTGAAAAGGCTTTAAACTCTTTCTGCATCCTGCGATATTCCATTTTCTTCATGATTATATCTGACTCTAATTCAAGTCTATTTTTCCGTGATAATTCATATTCTTGTTTTTTCCACTCAAGAAGTTTATCTAGGTCCTTTTTAGATAACTGTCTTATGTCTTGTTTTTTGTTTACAGGGAATTCTCCTCCAGAATAATTGCGAAGCTCCCCCACATATCCTTTAGCCATTATCTCAGTTATCTTGCTCTCATTGGACTGAATATTTTGTCCTTTTACACCGTGATGAGCAATGGAATTTTGCCATAGTCTACCTATTGCTGACTCATAAGTTTTCTCTCCAATGTCACCTATTTGAATTTTAGGACTAAAGGTTAGAGGCTGAGACAATAATGGAAACTGTATGACAGTTTTATAATCCATTCTCTTTTTCATGGGCATTGCGCCGTCAAACCAAATGTTGTTATACAATTTCTTATACTCTGGACACCAATTTACCATGTCAATATCATCATAAGCATAATTTTGATTCTTCCACTCATTAAATTGTTTTCTTTCTTGTTCTATTGTTCTTTTTGACTGAGCCTTCTTCCCTAATTCTTCTTTTAGAGAATCATAAGATTCTTTGACTTCTTTGGCAATCACATCATGAAAAGTTGTTTTGTCAAAATTTTTCCAGTTATCAACCATTTGTTGAGATATGAAACACTTTTTATCCTTCTTTGGAAGCTCATAATCATTTTCATTCAATATATCCATAAAATTCACTTCAAAATCATTTACTTCGTCATCAATCTTAACGTTTTTACCTCTAAGAATATTTTCCATTGAACAACCAATCCTAAACAAGTCACATAAACCTTCTGCTAACCCTATGCCAACATCAAAAGTGCTATAAATTTTATCAAAACTAACAACTATAGCATGTAAATACACTTCATATTTGAAATCAGTGTTATTTTCCAACATTGTGGCAATAGGAATTAGATACTTTGTGAGTGCCTCTTTACATATGTGAGATAAATCACCACCCTTGCTTGTCTTAAGCTCAAGAATTATTATTTTGTTATCAATGATTTGTATAAAGTCAGGAGTTAATCGATCATCTTCTTTGTCCACTATAGGCATAAAATCAGCCAATCGTTTGTCAGTCTCAAAGAAATTGCCATCAATTCCAGAAGCAACCATATTATGCCTAAGAAGTTTAAAGTTCTTTTGGCCATTTATTAAGATTTTATATTCATTATTTTCAGATATTTTTGAATTTGATGGTCTCATCTTTTTAGGTTTGAGGTTAACCTTTAAAACTTGAGGGTCAATATTGTCCACAGTAGTGCTAGTAATTGTGCAAGTGCTCTTTCTGACATCTTTTTGGAAATAATTCCATTGCTTAGTTATGATATTACTTTGAGATAGCTCTTCTTGAGGGATGATTGAAGTTAACTTAGTTAGTTTTCCAGCTAAATTATACTTAGACGCTGTAACTGTGTCTATAGCACTTTGCTTACTCTTATATACTCTGTTTCGCCTTGTCTGCCTCGGTGATGTTTGATTAACTTGTCTAGGGGATCTTGGTCTTCTTGGAGATGCTGGACTAGTTTGTCTTGGGGATCTAGGTGTTTTGGGACTCTGATTTCTGTTTCTAGGAGTTCTTGGGCTTTTTGGACTCTTGGCTCCTTTGTTCGATTGTTCCATGCTTAGTAATTCTTGAG